ACGGGGCGGCGTGCATTCTGGTATCTTCCAGAGCTGGCGACAGCTTCCAACAGGTATATTATACCCATTTTGTACAACGCATTTAAAAGCGTTTTAAGGCGTGCGGGGGTTAATCCTTGCGATTATACACTTGTGAAATAAAACCGCCGTACAGGGCAAATCACAAAGCCACAGCACGAAAAGAAACCCAACCCGCAACCGGTCAAATCCATATAACGTACTTTACTCTGCTAAAGTTTTTCATCAATTTTTCAAGGCAAATCTGAACAAAATCGGGAGCAAAAATTGAAATTTTGTGTAACCGATTTTTGGATTTCAAAATTGAAAGTGACGGGGGTTTAAAAATTTTTGCATTATATTTTTGTGAGAAAATTTTTTCAATTTTTCAAGTAGGATTTGAATGAAATCTGAACCAAATTTTGGAAATTTTCAAAATCGAAATTGCGAATACAAAATGTCATACCCGGGGGCGTATTGAATGCGTTACCCCGGATTTTTCTGGCAACATTTTTCTATATAAATCAATGCCTTGCTTGAATACCGGCATTGACTAAGTTCGTATATCAATAGTTCTTTTGTCATAGTCGGATTGGTTCTTTTAACTACCTCTAATAATTCATCAATCTTCATTCTATTTCCCTCTCTGAATGGTTAAATTTAACCGATTTAAACCGATTAAAAACCGATTAGCTAACTCTCCTAACTGCTCCAAGTACCATATCAACAATGCTAAATACTTCATCACCATAAGTTGCGACAAAATCACACAAAATTTCTTCCTGTTCAATCGGCAAATACACATCATAGGACATACAGATTGCGTGACATACTTCGTGTATAAGCACTTTGCGTTGCATAAACCCACGCAAGGCATTTGACAGATAAATTATATGTGTATTTCTATCAGTTACACCTAAACTGATTGTACCGTCTGACCGCTTTAATTCGCCCGAATTTGAATTTTTATATTGCACTTGCCAGATTGTACCATTAATATTAAAAATCATCTGTATGCTCCTTTCTATGCATTAAAATAGCCACTAACCGATATTGGCTAGTGGCGTTTGCTTAATGTATTTAATTGTTATGCACTCTTTACACAATAACATATCATCATTTCCTTAATTACCAACTCATAAGCTGGCTTAAGGTCTTTATCGTTGGCAATACATATAGCTTGTTGATTTTCTTAAGTTCAGACTTTTTAATATCTGGTCTTTCCTCTAATGCTCTACCGACAGCTCTCTGAACTCTATCATCAAGCCTGCAATTTCTTTTCTGCATTAGTCTTTCGTAACTCTCTTTTCTTGCATACGAATATCTCTTATCTCTGCTATCGCCCTTGTTAAAATAAGGACTTTCAGCAATCTTTGTAATGCAAGAATTAACCCATTTCTGGAAGTTCTCAACATCATCTACTCTTTGGAATGTTTCAACTATGGCATTTTGTGTCTGTTTTACTTCTCTGACTTCTTTCGCAAGTCGCTTCTGTTCAAGTTCATTTCTTGATATTTGCTGTACAAGCAAGTTCATCAGCTTTGTTTGAGGGTCAAGCTGTTCAAGGTCAATTACTTTCTGCTTAACTCTTTCCTCTACTGTTGTGAAGTATTCTCTTGCCTGTTCTGCTTTCTCTCCATATCCCTTAACAGAAAGTTTCTTTGCAAAATGGGCGGTAAGTTTATAATCATCAGCAAAATTACCTCTCCCTTGTTCATTCTTCATTGATGAAGAGTAAAAATAATCCTCATTTTCTGTGGCAAATTCATTATCAAGAATGTTCGACTTAACCCACCTTGAGTAATTCTGTGGTGCAAGTTCTAAAAACTGATACAATTTCCTTGCTGTTGTCATTCCCTTATCGTCAATTCCTAATTCAACCTCAATGGGTGTCTTGTAGTTCATATCCTGTGTATTACTTATAGTTTCTAATAACATTGCTTATTCCTCCAACTATTGATGATTATTGCTATATCCAGAATGCTGTTAAATCATCATAGAGGAATAATCCTATAAGCTAGTGCGTTTCTTATACTTTGCTAACTCCTCTTCAAGTTCACGGATTTTATTTACCGCTTCGTCATATGATTTAACCATTTTGTCATACTGCCATTCTGGAATCATAATTGATTTGAAATTTGTTATCATTGGTGCCGCCATAATATTTCCTCCTGTAAATAAAGCTACAATACAGAGATTGTTTTATCTTTTGTATATTCGCTATCTTTTTACCGTGCTTTTGGTTATTTTATTTGTATTTTATTTTTGTTGCAATCTCTATATTGTCTGCTTGCAATCCCATTAGAAACATAGTAATATATTTATGTTCCCCTGTGGAATTGGTGAGAGTAGTTGTTTATCGTGCTTGGTTACAACTACTCTTTTTCTTTAGCTAAAAGCAGATGTATTCCTCTTCTGATAGCTTCACCCTTTGTGATACCGTGCTGTTCACAATAGATTTTCAGCTTTCTTTCTGTTTCTTCATCAAGTCTGATACTAAATCTGCTTGACTTCGGATTATCAGCTTTAGGTCTGCCTGCTGGTGACATAAACATCACTTCCTTTCTTGTCACACCTTTATTATATTTATGTCACACCATATTGTCAAGCGTTATTTTAAAATATTTTTTCACTAGCCAATATTCAGTTGTCAATGTGCTAAAACAGGCTATGAATATTGCTACCCATAGCCTTTAATTCTCAGACTTTAATCTTAGTTATTAAAGTAGACATCTTATTTACAAGTAAATTGCGTTCTTCTGTGGTCATATCGCCGATGAGTTGTGTAATGTCACTACCTAGCTCCTTGATATATCCGTCAAGCGCTTTCATCTTGTGTTCTTTATCGTCCGGTGTATTAGCCTTATGCATTTCCTTAGTTTCTGTGTAATTTCTTCTTGCTCTGTCGTAATTACTTTCGGACATATGCTGTGTATTGCCTGTTACCGGCTCTGTATAGTACATCTTGCCATAATCCCTATCCATATCTCTCATATGCTCGGCTTCTGGGTACATATGCATATAGGGTGATTCTTCATATCCTCTGCGGTATGTTCCGTGTCCCTTTGGGGCGAATCTGCCGTTAGCATAGCGGTAGTTATCGTAAAATCTTCTGTCCGGATAATCTTCATACTGCTCAATCATACGCATAATATCTTCGTTATCTTCTGATTTTTCCATAGCTTCAACAATTCTATAATCCTTGTCAAAGCAAGCTATGTTCTTCGCTATTTCTGTAAAATCCTTTAAATCGTCAAGGCTCTGCCCCTCAAAGTTATCTAATCCGATTGCTTCAACCTTTGCCTTGACACATTCCATAATCTGTTTAGCCCACTTATGCATAATATCAAGCCTCCCTTACTGCAATCAAATTACTATTCTGAACCTCAATAGCCTGTGTAGATGTATTCTGTACGGCTACTGTACTGCAACAGCCACAAGGCACATCAATGTAGGCTTGTGCCGATACATTAAAGAAATTTTCAACTGCCGCTGGAGTAACTATCATTCTTGTTGACTGTAAAGGCTCTCCATCAACTGCAATAGCAAGTGAAATAGCTTCAACTGTACCGCCGGTTGGTATTTGAATGTTGCCACTATAAGATACTAAAAATCGTGCCTTGCATTGATTTGTAATACCTCTTAACTTAATAATTCCACTTCCTTGTCTGTGGACTATACACTTAGTGCCAGTTACCGGTGTTTCTGTAAATGCAACATCTTCACCGGCGGCGACTGTTTGTAATGCAATTCCTGTTATTTCCATTATCTTTACCTCTCTTTCATAAAAATAAGGGCAAACATTATAGTCTGCCCTTTGTGTTATAAGTAATACTGCATAGCAGACATAATCTTCGACTAACTCTTGACTAAACTTGGACTAAACTTGGACTAACTTTTAATTCGTTAATGCCGAGTTAAAGTTGAGTTAAAACCGAGTTAAACTCAATTAAGATACTCAATTATTCAGTTATAATTAGCAGTTGCAACCACCACAGCCATTGTTATAGCCATATCCGTTAGCTAACACATTCGGAGACCAGTTACCCAGTCCACAAGGTGAAGCTGCCGGATATGCCGGTACTGGTGTAGGTCTCACAGCGTCAAGAATCTGACTTGTCTGTGCTGTCATAGCTGTTGTAAGAAGTGCGTTTTGTCTATCCTGTGAAGCGGCTCTTCTAAGGTCATTGTTCTCTGCCTGTAATGTAGCTATCTTGTCCTGACATAAGTAATCAAGAATCGCTCTTGTTCCTGCATTCTGGCTGTCAATAATATCTCTTGTATTGTTATTCATTGTGTTAGTCATAGCGCATGTATTCTGTGCCATATTGTAGTTAACGCCTTGAATAGCTTCTCTTACATCACAGCAACAGCCGGCAAGCTGTGACTGTAATGCATTTGTATTCTGCATATTAGCGACTGTATCAGCGTTAATAGCCTGCTGAATACCATAGCCTGTCTGCATAATGTTTGTATTAATGCCATTAAAACCGGTAAGCATACTGTTGTTCATAGCGTAAAATCCATCACAAAGTCCGTTTGTAATACCATCTAACTTACTGACGATTGACTGTGTGTCAAATCCCCTTTGTAAGTCAGCTTGTGTGACTGCACTTGTTGAATAAGGTGTTGCTCCGCCATTATTGCCGCCAAAACCGCCAAATCCACCATTGCCCCAGCCGCCGAATATAGCGAATATAACGACTATAAACCAAAGCCAACCGCCGTCAGCCCAACCGCCGTTATTATTGTTATTTCCGTCGATATTTGCGACTAATGGTACGCTGGCACAATTTGAGTTTGAAAACATATTGTTACCTCCTAAAAATATATTCATAAAGATGTCACCTAGGTAGTTTGCAAAGACATCTAATATGCTACTAATTACCAAATCTACTTTTTATCTGATTAAATACATCATCTGCATTTAATCCTTTTTCCTTACATAAGTTCCTAGCCATTTGCTCTATACCCTGCATATCGCCTTTTTGTGCCATTTGTACAGTATTCTTCATCATAGGATTACTCATAAGCTGATTATTACCCATTATCTGTTGAATGAATCGTTGCGGACCAGCTTTCATCATCTGAAAAATGTTAATTGGATTCATTCTTCATCACCGCCCTTGCTTTGAGTTCTTGAAGTTTTTCTTTGTGTTCCTAAAGATTTATCAAATCTATCTTCCAGTTGTTCAATTTTTCCGAATAACTCATCGAACTTATTCAGAAATAGCTGTGTACTTTCGTCTGATAGAGTAAATTTAGCATTTTCTATGTCATTTGCCGGATTATTAACATCACTTTCGTTCGGCTCTATATAAGGCTTATACACAATTGTATTAATTCTTCCGTTAGCATTCCAGCTCTTAACGTAAATTTCCGACATATCCTGTTTAGGAAAAAAAGCCATACTTCCATCCATCGGTACTTCATTAGCGTTAATATTTTCAACCGCCTGCACAATTCTTCCATTAATACCTGTTATCTGTTGTGGCATAGGCTGTTGAATTTGCGATTGCTGTATCTGGTCCGGTTGCTGAAATCTCTGGATATTTGCCATAGGATTGTACTGATAAGCTCCGTACTGCGGCATATAATTATTCATCATAGGCGTTTGATAAGGATTGTTCATTGTCTGCCTCCTCTAAAACCTCTTCTATTGCATGGATAACAAGAGATAATGTTACTAAATCAAGTTTTTGCAATTCTTCTTTGCTTAAAATCTTTTCTCTTACTTCGTCAGAAAACATTCACATTACCTCTCTTTCTGATTATATTTTGGCATAAAAAAAGACACTTATAGCGACACATGATAGACATATGTACGACATATAAGCGACGTTGTTAAAATTATGCAGTTGTAAAAACATGATAAATGCGGCATTAGCACTTCCTATACGCCATGCCCATGGCATTAAGTTTCTGCT